TATCATCATCTAGACTCTCGTCTACAATACCAATTTCTTATAAATATAGTCAGGAAACGGAAACGTTTCTCCAAGTGGGTAAAACCTGAATTAGAAAATGACCTTGAGTCGGTGAAAGAATACTATGGATACAGCAATGAAAAAGCACGTCAAATCCTACCACTTCTATCACCTTCTCAAATAGAAACAATAAAAGAAAAGGTGAATAAAGGTGGAAGAAAATAATTTAGTATCATGGAGTCCTGTGAATATGTTAGAGATTACTCTGGCAGAACCTGANGACTTCCTCAAAGTTCGTGAAACATTGACCCGCATTGGTGTCGCTTCTCGTAAAGAAAACAAGTTATTTCAATCATGTCATATTCTTCATAAGCAAGGACGATACTATATCGTTCACTTCAAAGAATTGTTTATGCTTGATGGTAAGAAAGCAAACCTAGAACAATCAGATGTTGAACGCCGTAACACCATTGCGACACTTCTTGCTGATTGGGGTCTGGTAGAGATTCAGAACAAAGAAGTTGCACAAGAATGTGCGCCTCTTCGTCAAATCAAGATTATCGGTTATAAAGAGAAAGACCAGTGGGAACTCTGTCCCAAGTATAACATCGGAAATAAATGATTAACTTCGAAGACCATATCGAAGACATTCGTAATAAACATCACTGGTGGACAAAGGTAGATACTTCAGGTTATTCTTGGAATGACATCATACCTTTGATTGATACTCATCCCGAAGAACATTACGATTGGAATCGAGAGAAACAGCGGTTGGGACTCAATAGGTTTCATGCGCGTGGTTCTGCTCCCCAGTTTGCCAAAGATACTTATCAGGAATTGGAAGAGTTCTTTATCCCCAAAGCACCAACCAAAGAGAAGTATGAGAAGGGTGCGCCGCAGATTACAAACATCGCCTTCTGTGGGTTTGGTCAATACTCTGGTTCATATCCCCGTCACAAGGATAGTATGGATGTGTTTCTGATACAGGTCATTAGTGAATGTCAAATCACTATTGGTTATAACGAAGAACCAAGAAACGCAGATGAGACTCGTCTGATGCGGCCTGGCGATGCGGTATGGATACCACGAGGGACTTGGCATCAACTCAAACCTAAGACATCACGAGTCACATTCTCATTTGGTTTTGAGAGTGATAAGGATTGTGACCCTGCGACATTTATTTAAGAATACCCCTTGACATTCAGGGACGGAGTTCTTATATATAGTAATGAAGATGCCGATAACGGGTCTTCTAATATGTCTTGCTAATTACATAGGAGATAACAGACATGACTAATCTAAAAGTAGGAAAACAACTATTCCCTAAATCCGCATTCATTGGTTTTGACCATTTGTTCAACGAACTAGAATATGCGACTAAACATGCGAATGACCACTATCCGCCTCATAACATTATCAAAGAGTCGGATGATGAGTTCACTATCGAAGTTGCTGTTGCAGGATTCACTCAGGACAATATCCATGTAGAACAGAAGGAACGTTCTCTCACCATCACAGGTGAGTATGAGAGTAAAGGCAGAGAAGTTATTCACCGTGGTATTTCCACACGAAACTTCAAACGTCAGTTCCGTCTCTCAGAGTATGTCGAAGTAACTGGAGCGTCTCTTACGGATGGTATTCTCGCAGTAAATCTGAAGTTAGAAATCCCAAAAGAGAAGCAGCCTCGTAGTATTAAAATCACTTAATCACGAGGAAAAAACATGACTGATTCTAAAATGATGGCCACAATGGTCAGCGGTAGTCTCGTAATGATGCTTGTCATCTTACAACCACTACTCGGTTAATAAACAAGGGGAGGCAGGGCAACTTGCCTCCCTATATATTTTATGAAAGCATTTATGATTGCCGACCTGAATAATCCAGTGTCGGTTCAATACACAGAGATTGCACTTGAGTCTTGGTCAAAACAAGACATCCTTGACATTGAAGTCATTCAGTGTTACACTCCTGATACAATCTCAGAACTAGAACCTCTCTATAACTGGCAACCCTTGCTTCACGGAATGCAGAGAGGTAAGATGAGTTCTCCGTCTGAGAGAGCTGGTGATATATCTCACTGGCAACTCATTAAGAAACGAGCAGAGAGTCGGTCAAGGTTCTATGTAATGGAACACGACTCATATCTACTTGATGCGGATGAGTTCAAGAGGCAGTTTGACTTTACGATGGAACACGGACTATCTTATGCGAATCATGGTTTGTTCATGTCCTGTTATTCGTTGTCACGAGTTGCTGCAATCTATATGCATGACTTGTTAGTAAATCAAGCGTTTCCGTTGAACGGCGGCCCCTATGGATGTGTGGAGAGACTGGTGAAGACATATCTATCAAACAATCGTGAGAACTGGGGAAGATATACATGGATGTGTCATCATCCCAATATCCCTCATGTCAATGTCGGTAGGACATCCGAAGAGTTGAGAGATACATATAACTATCCCGCAAAGACCAGTCCCTTCAAACTTGCTTCCACCCAAGTCATATCCAAGTCATTTGGCATAACCCAACAACATGACGGTATGAAGAACGAACCTTGGAAAAGAATCAAAGGATTTAAAATTATTGATTGACTTTATGTGATTAATCCTGTATAATGTAAATATATCATGAGGAATTATTATGGATTTTTATACATCGGTTGAACGGTTTGGCAACCAACTACTATATCGTGGATATTCTGACGGACAACAAGTCAAGAAGAAGATTCCATTCAAACCAACTCTATTTGTAAATGGCGACACTGGTAGTGGGTGGTCATCACTCGATGGTCGTTCTGTTGAACCTATGACGTTTGACTCTATGCGTGATGCTACAGACTTCACGAAACGATACGAACACGTTGACAACTTCAAAACATATGGTATGAACAACTTCGTCTCGCAGTTCATTGCGGAGAAGTTTCCTGTTGAAATCAAATACAATCGTGATGACATCATCGTCTCTACGATTGACATTGAGGTCGCGTCTGATGAAGGTTTCCCCGAACCAGACCAAGCGGACTATCCTGTCATCTCTATCGCTATCAAGTCAAGTAAGGAATCGTTCTATCGTGTCTGGGGTATGGGTGATTATAATCCTGAACTGAATGACAATGAGATTTATTATTTCAAGTGTGAGAATGAACTTGACCTGTTGATGAAGTTCATTGACTACTGGTCACAACACGGTATGCCTGATGTGGTGACGGGTTGGAACTCTAAAGGTTTTGATATTCCGTATCTCGTTAATAGAACAAGAAAAGTAATCGGTGAGGAATCAGTCAAACGATTCTCTCCGTGGGGTGTGGTGAATGCCCGCAAGGTTCGTTCTAATAAGTTTGGTATGAATGAGACCAACACCTATGACATCATGGGTGTCGCGCAACTTGATTACTATGATTTGTTCAAGAAGTTCACATACAACACGCTCGGTCAACAAGAGTCCTATCGACTTGACCACATTGCGAATGTTGTGTTGGGTGAGCGCAAACTATCCTATGACGAGTTCGGTAATCTACACACACTCTACAAAGAGAACTATCAGAAGTTTATTGACTACAACATCAAGGACGTTGAACTGGTTGATAAACTGGATGAGAACCTCGGTCTTCTTGACCTCGCATTTACACTGGCCTACAAAGGCGGTGTGAACTATGAGGATGTTCTGGGGACGACTGCTATCTGGGACTCTATCATCTATCGTCTTCTGAACAAACAGAAGACTGCGGTTCCTGCGAAAGTAGAGAAACTCAAAGGTGACTATGCGGGTGGTTATGTGAAAGACCCTATGGTCGGGTCGCATGATTGGGTTGTGTCCTTTGACTTGAACTCTCTGTATCCAAACATCATTGTTCAGTATAACATGTCACCCGAAACAGTCGTTGATGGTCTGACCCACACATCTGTTGAACACATGTTGCGTGGACAAACTGAGACTGATAAGAACTACGCACTTGCGCCTAGTGGTGTTCGTTTCCGCCGCGACAAGGAAGGCATCATTCCAAGTGTGATTAAACAGTATTACTCTGAACGCCGCATCATCAAGAAGGAGATGTTGGACGCACAACAAGAGTATGAAAAGAATCCAACCAAACCACTCGCAAACAAAATCGCTACGTTGGACAACCAACAGATGGCGATTAAAATCCTCATGAACAGTTTGTATGGTGCGTTGGGTAATCGATGGTTTCGTTACTTTGACCAAAGAGTTGCGGAGTCCATCACCCTTGCGGGTCAGTTGTCAATCAAGTGGGCTGAACGTGCGGTCAACAAGGAGATGAATAAACTCCTTGAGACTCATGATGATGATTATGTTATTGCGATTGACACTGACTCGCTTTATATTAATATGAATGATTTGGTCACCAAGTTCAATCCCAAAGACCCTGTGAAGTTTCTTGATAAGATTTCGTCTGACCACTTCGAGAAAGTTCTGGAGAAGTCATACCAAGAACTCGCAGACTACACCAATGCGTATACCAATCGTATGGAGATGGGTCGTGAGGTGATTGCTGACCGTGGTATCTGGGTTGCGAAGAAACGTTACATTCTCAATGTTCACAACTCTGAGGGTGTTCAGTATGCGACACCTAAACTCAAGATGATGGGTATTGAGGCGGTCAAGTCATCTACTCCCCAAGTCGTGCGTGACAAATTCAAAGAAATCTTTCGTGTGATTATCGAGGGGACTGAGGACGATACGCAGAAGTTTATTCGTGACTTCCGCACCGACTTCACCAGTCTTCCTGCCGAAGATGTCTCGTTTCCTCGTGGTGTATCTGATGTAAATAAATGGTCTGACCGCAAGACTATCTACAAGAAGGGGACACCGATTCATGTGCGTGGTGCGTTACTATATAATCACTACACCAAGGATATCAAACGGTATGAGACTATCAAGAATGGTGAGAAGGTAAAGTTTATTTATCTCAAGACGCCCAATCCTATCAAGGAGAATGTCATCTCGTATCCTGTCAACCTGCCTCGTGAACTCGCACTAGAGAAGTATGTAGACTATGACAAGATGTTCTCTAAGACATTCCTTGACCCACTTGACCCTATCCTAGAGGCAGTTGGTTGGACGGCTGAACCTGTCGCACAACTGGACATGTTTTTTGCTTGACAAAACTTGTTCTTTGTGTCACAATAAGACATAAGGTTGAGAAAGGATTGATACCATGATAGATGCTGAAACTTTAGTAGATGAAAAAACTCGTTATCAGAGAATGACTCATGTTGATTTGAACGAAGAATGTATTATTAGTGATACTCTATATGAGACAAAATCGGGACTACGCGCCCCGTCAATCGAATATCGTAAATCACTAGCTGAATATACAAATACTAATTTACCAACGGGACATGATTATCACGCATGTCACGCATGTAATAATGGTAAATGTATAAACCCTAAACATCTCTACTGGGGAACTCCAAAGGAAAATGAAGACGATTTATTGAAATATTACGATTCGTTATGGAACGGAAAGAGAAAGAGAAAAAAATATATCACTAAACGGGACATAATGATGTCTGTAAAACTATCTGATTATGACCAAGCAGTATCATCTGGTCAAATTAAAGAGATGCATAAGATAACAAATCCCATACCCACACGAGAATTTGCAAATATAGGAGATACTATTCTAGTTGCAATTCCAGAAGAGAAGAGCTCTTATCATTCTCATTATGTAATGAGAACAAACCCACATCCACAGGCAACAGCTAAAAAACACCGTCAAAGTCTTTTATTGAAACCTCACGAAGAGAATGCATTTCATATTTCATGTATTCACGCCATCTCTCTATTCTTTGAAAATCATCCACACAAAGAACGTGGATGGATACCTACTGAATTAGTAGAACAGTGGTTGTATGCATGGGACAGAGGTGAGGTTAGAACCAGAGAAGATTTATTCTCACTTTATGAGAGTTGGAAACCTAATAATTTGATATTCCTTACTTGACAAATCCCCTTGAGTGTGGTATTATAACATAATGAAATATTCACTGACAATATTTAAGAATACGTTTGACAACAAGACTCATCGTGTTCAAGAGTTTGACTCTTGGTCTGCGTTTGAGGACTTGTTGTATTCTCTGTCACAACAGAAAGGTGAAAAAGGTGGAAACAATTCTTCTCCTCTTATTAGTCCTGCTCGTTATTTTTCCGACACTACAAGGTCTAATAAAAATGTTGATTATTGGAGTTGGGCTTGTCTGGATGTTGATGATTATCCTACTACTTCTATAGAACAACTCAAATCAAATCTATACAGGATGTTTGGTGGGTATCACTATGTGTGTTACTCCACTGCCTCGTCACGTCCTGAACAACTGAAATTTCGTCTGGTTTTTCCTCTAACTCGTAATGTCTATGCGAAGGACTTACCACACTTTTGGTTCGCAATGAATAAACAGTTTGGTGAGTTGGGTGACGAACAGACCAAAGACTTGTCACGTATGTATTATGTCCCTGCACAGTATCCTGATGCCGAGAGTTTCATCTTTACCAATGAGGGTGTGAAGATTGACCCTGATATGTTGATGAATAAACACTCTTATGTTGAGACACAGGGTAAGACCTTTATGGACAGACTACCACCTGAGTTACAGAAGGCAGTAATGGAGCATCGTAAAAACTCCCTAGATAATACTGATATCACTTGGACATCGTATCGTGACTGCCCGTTCTTT